AACCCCGCCACGGCGGTCCTCTACCAAGTAGGCCAAGCGGCAGCAGACATAGCCCCGGAAATTATGGAAGCGGCAAACGCTGCGGTTGAGCTGTCTCAAGCCGCCATAAACCTCCGAGAGAATCAAAGGAAGTTGAAGGTGACCTTCGCCGAGACCCGCGCAGAAATCGCCAAGCTCCGATTGGTGGCGGAGGATGAAACGCTGTCTTTGGAGGAGCGCATGGCCGCCGCAGAGAGGGCAATGCAGTTGGAGAATGGATTGATGGCCGCACGGGAGAAGGCGGCAAAGGAAGAGCTCCGCATCCATAACGAGCGCATGGAGCTCGCAGAAAATACCGAGGAAGACTACGAAAAGCGAGCAGAGCTGGAGGCCGAGTTGATTGATATACAGACCAACAGCTTCAAACAACAACGCCGGCTCTTGACCGAACTCCAATCGCTGAGGAACGAAGACCAAGCGTTGAAAGACGCCGAGGCCAAAGCGGAAGCCGACCGAATGAAGAAGGCCGACGAAGCGGCGACTAAAGTGAGTTTGGCGGAGCAAAAAAAGCGGGAGGAATTAGAAAAGAAGCACCAGGAAGCAATTAAAAATCTGCGGACGTCGGCGGTGGGGGGTACGTTCTCCATACTCAAGAACCTCAGCGCAGCATTTGAAAAGGACACCGAGGAGGGGCAGAAGAAAGCGTTCAACAGGAACAAGGCTATCAGTATCGCCGAGACCCTTGTCAGCACGTACAGCGCGGCCCAAAAAGCCTACGCCTCACAGCTTGCCATACCTACACCGGACGCACCTATACGGGCGCAAATTGCTGCGGGTATAGCTGTCGCCGCAGGTCTGGCCAAAGTAGCCGCCATCAAGTCCCAGCAATTCAGCGGGGGAGGTGGCGCAGGAGCCGCCGCAGGAGGTGGAGGTATCCCACAGGGAGGCAGTCAGTCCGTCGGTGTCGATGTGGGTTCTCTCGTTCCCAATCAGCAGACGCCCACACCGGAACCCGTCCGGGCATATGTAGTAGAGAACGAGATCAGCAACAAGCAAGCCTTGAATAAAGAGCTACAAATTCAGACCACGCTATGAGGACAGTTGAACTTTTGATTGATGAGGACCAGGAGGACTTCGGAGTGGAGGCCATCAGCCTCGTGAAGTTCCCCGCCATCGAAGAGAACTTCGTGTTCTTCAACCGCGACAACCGCTTCACCCTCGCCCGCGTAGACGAAGACAAGAAGCTTCTCATCGGTCCGGCCTTGATTCCGGAGAAGATGATCCCGCGATATGACGACGTGAACCAAGAGGAGTTCGAGGTGTACTTCTCACAGGAGACGGTGGAGAAAGCGGCGGAGCTGTTCATGCAACAAAAGCGCAACGACGAGTACACGGTGGAGCACCAGGCCAAGGTCAACGGCCTATCCATTTTCGAGAGCTGGATTGTCTCCGATGTCGACCGCGATAAGTCGAGAGTCTATGGCTACGACGTACCCAAGGGGACATGGATGGTGTCGGTACGTGTCCACAACGAAGATGTGTGGGCCGATGTCAAGGACAAGAAATATCGGGGCTTTAGTATCGAGGGCTACTTCGTCGACAAGCTGATTCAGATGGAGGATGTCACTATTGAGACCATCGCCCAAGCGGTGCGCGAAGTATTAGAGCCCGCCGCATACCTTGACGGGAAGCCACTCTTTGCCACCATCTTGGAGGCTGAGTTGATGGCCGAGGCGTTGGGGTGTGGTGGTCACCACGTCCACGAAATCAACGGGACGCGGATGTTCATGCCATGCGCCACCCATGAGGAGCTGGACCCGCTCCTGACAAACAAGTAAAACCGCGTTATATAACCCCATAGATACTCCAATCATGTCAGTAATTGAAAAACTCAAGGAGGCCGTCCGAAGCGTCGTAGACGAGCGGGCCGAGCTCTACAAAGAAGCCCGCCTTGAGGACGGGCGTGTGGTGGCTACCGAAGCCGACGAATTTTCAGCCGGCGCATCCGTGCGTGTGTTGAGCGATGACGGCGAAGCCGCACCCCTCGAAGCTGGTTCCCATCAACTCTCCGACGGCGGAGAAATCACCGTCGATGCCGAGAGCAAGGTGGAGATGATGGAGGACGAAGAAGAGAAGGTCGAAGCCACCGAGGAAGAGCCCGATGAGATGGCAGCCGTGAAAGCCGCCCTCGTCGAGAAGTTCATGATTTCCGAAGAGGTAGCCCAAGAGATTGTCGAGGTGGTATCTGCCGCCTTGAAGCCTATGGTCGAGGAAGAGGTGGAAGCCTCTGAAGAGCCAAAGAAGGAGGAGATGTCGATGCAGGTAGAGATGGCCCACGAATTGGCCACCGCTCTCGAAGCCATCAACAAGCGCCTCGAAACCTTGGAGAACGCACCCGCCGCAGAGCCGGACCGCGTACTCGCTAAGGCTGAGTTCAAAAAAGAAAACAACCCCAACCTTTCCGGCGTCGATCACGCCATCAATATCATTTCCAATTTATCATGAGTAAGAAGTACAACTTCGATATGTCTGTGGTCAGCGGCACTTATGCCGGAGAGCTGGCACTGCCATACGTTACCGCTGCCATCACAGGCGCGGAGACCCTAAAGAACAACCGCGCCCGCCTGATGGAGGGTGTCGTGTACAAGGCCGTCATCAACAATGTCGGCTTCAATCAACAAGCTGGTGGAGCCACCGTTATCCAGGCCGCCGATTGTGGAGGTACTGACGGAGCGAACACCCAGCTCACCGAACAGATTATCACCTTGGACGATTTGATGGTCAAGGAGACAATTTGCCGCGACACCATCTTCCCAACGTGGATGGCCGCTCAGGGTCGCATGAGCCGCAACGGAGACATCCCCGCTGACTTCGCTCAGTTCCTCCTCGCCTCAACAGCTGCCCAGGCCGCTAACGATGTCGAGTCTTTGATTTGGACGGGGGCCTCTCCTTTGACTACCGGCCTTCTGTCTGACGACGGAACCTTCGACATCACTCACGTTCGTGCTTCACAGATGGGTGGATTCGCTGAGGCTGATTTGACTTCGTTCGATCCGTTCACTTCATCGAATATCTTGAGTGCTATGAATGCCGTATTCGAACAAGCGTCAGCGAGCCCAGGTATTTTGTTGCAACCCGGAGCAGGTTTCTACCTGTCATATGAGGCTTACGCATTCTTCCAGCAAGCCCTTGCAGCGCAGAACACAGGCCCCGGTTATAACCAGGACTTGAGCGGAGCCAACTACCTTGGATATCCTGTCTATCCAACTGCTGGCATTCCTAACACTGCCGACATCATCGCCTTCACATACCCGAACAACATCGTGGTAGCGACGAACGCCTACACAGGCAACGAGGCCGCAAGCCTCATCCCCGTGTATCAGTACGACGGAAGCGATAACGTCAAGGTGACCATGGACTTTGCTATCGGTGTGAACGTAGCTGTTCCAGGTGACGGCGTTGTAGGATTCGACTTTACTGCATAAGACATGGCTTGTACTATCACCCTCGGCCGCGCATTGGATTGTAAGGACGCCCTTGGTGGTCTCTCGAAGGTATTCTTCGTGAACGACTACGTGGGCGGACTTGTGACCGCTGCCGGCACGGGTGATGGAACGGCAGGATCTGCGACAGTAGCCACCGCCTCCGGCGAGAGCTTCACCGTCACGGACCTCCCCGCGATGACCGTACTCCAGTACGACCTTCGCCCGGACTTGTCTTCCTTCACCATCAACGTGCAAAGCGACCCAGCGACGGGGGCTTCTCTCTTTGAGCAGACCTTGAACCTGGTTCTCCAAAAGCACCAAGAAAGCGACCCGGAGCAAATCCGGCTCATCAGCCGCAACCGGTCGCAGATCTTCGTGCTCGATAACAATGACAACGTATACCTCTTCGGGGCTACGTATGGCATGGACCTCAACGGCGGAACCCTTACTTCAGGGGCCGCACGTAATGAGATGAGCGGACAGACTTTGACCTTCGCAGGTCGTGAGGCTGCCCCTTACTATATCTTAGAAGCTACCGCAGGCGCGGGCACGGCTGTCTATCCTTTCGATGGACTGACCACACCCGGAAATGTGACAGTCACAACAGGGTAAGTTCCTTTGCTTTTTGTGTGTTTTGGGAAGGGCTGCCGAGAGGTGGCCCTTTCTTATATCCACTTGTGATGATAGTGGTGGTCAAAAACAACACGGCAAGCGTAGAGAATACCATCTACCTCACGCCCAAAGAAAAGCGTGGGGCGGCTAATGTGGCGACCTATGGCCCGACCATCACAACGTTGGGAATTGAGCTCACCAGCCTCACCACAGATAAGGTGGTCATGGTGAACTCTAAGACCTTAACCGTCACCGACCGCTTTGCGACCATGACCTTCGACGCTCAGAGCGACACGGGGGCCACGGCCGTCGACCTCTCCGGCCCCAGTTGGCCAGAGGGCTACATCCAATATCGAGTGGTGGAGCGTTCGAACACCTCCGACCTGTTGCCCATCTCTTCTACGGATGTCATTCTTGAGAAAGGATTGGGCTACCTTACGCGTGGCGAACAGGTAGGGTTTATCCTCACTGAATCGTCCTTGATCCTCGCCAAGGAAGACAGCGGACTACTATTGCAAGAAGATGCCACGACAAGCACCGAAGCGTACCAAGAAACGACCTACGCAAGCCACACCGACGCCGACGAAACCTTCGCCTACTATGAGTGAAAAGCACCAGTTCAACGTCTACGGCTTACCCACCCATGAGCTGCCCCTTTTCCGGGAGCAACCGGGGCGGGAGTTTGTGACCTACGGATACGATAACCTTTACGGCGATTACCTCCGGGATTTGTTCCTTGGGTCTTCCATCCAATCCGCTGTCGTGAATGGCGTGAGCGAGATGATATACGGCGAGGGCCTCGACGCTACCGACAGGGAAGAGAAGCCGGAACAATGGCTCAAGACACAACGGATGTTGGAGCAGTCGGACGAGCACCTCTTGCGGCAGTTGTGTTTTGACCTCAAGCTCTACGGGCAATGCTACGTCCAAGTCATTTGGAACCGCGTCCGCACGGAGATAGCCGAGCTTCGATTCCTGCCCGCCCACTCGGTGCGGTGTGGTATCGCAGACAGCCAAGGGAGAGTAGACAAGTTCTTCGTCTCTCCTGATTGGTCGCGCGTCAGGGAGAACAGGTACGCCCCCATCGAGTACCCCGCATGGGATACCGAGGACCGCACACAGGCGGCGAGCGTGTACCAAATCAAGTCCTGGACTCCGGGCATCCATTACTACGGCCTCCCCGATTACGTGGGCTCAACGAATTACATTGAGCTGGATCGGGAGGTGTCTAGCTTCCACCTCAACAACATCAAGAACGGCCTCTTCCCTTCGATGATGTTGGCCTTCAATAACGGCATCCCCAGCGACGAGGAGAGGCGCACCATAGAACGCCACGTGAACGATAAGTTCAGCGGAAGCAATAACGCCGGGCGGCTCCTCATTAGCTTCAACGACGGCTCCGATAACGCCCCTCAGCTGACTCCGGTCAATCCCAACGACAACGATGGGATGTATGAATTTTTAGCGACGGAATGCACCACCAAGATTCTCGCTGGCCACCGCATCACCTCGCCCCTCCTGTTTGGTATCCGTGGACAGGGTGACGGCTTCGGCAACAATGCGGAGGAGTTGCGCGATTCGTTCAGCCTCTTTCAAAATACAGTCATCAAGCCCTTCCAACGGACGCTGTTGGATGGTTTGCAGCCTCTGTTTGCCACCAATGGCATCGACTTAGACTTCTACTTCAAGACTCTCAAACCTGCGGACTTCATCGATGTGGACGCGGTGCAAGCTCAGACCACCGACGAGCAGGAGAAGGAAGGACTCGAAAGGAAGTTCAGCGCGGAGGACTTCGATTCTGCCGCCGACTTTCTCTTAAGCCTCGGCGAAGACGAAGACGAAGAATATGAGCTGATTGACGAGCGGGAGGTGGACTACGAACTCGAAGACCAATTTGATGCGATGTGGACCTTCGCCCGCGTCCCCTCCTCCAACCCTGCGGGCAAGAGCGAGCAGGACGGCATCATCAAGGTCCGCTATCGCTACGCACCGCAAACGGCCGGCAGCGATTCGCGGGATTTCTGCAAGAAGATGGTCAACGCTGGGAAGGTTTACCGCAAGGAAGACATCCTCGGAGCCTCCAACCGCGCCGTGAATCCCGGATGGGGACCAGGGGGAGCCAACACATACAACCTTTGGCTCTACAAGGGGGGCGGATCGTGCCGCCACTTCTGGCAACGGCTCACCTACCTCAAGAAAAATAACAAGAAGGTATCCGTGAACGAGGCGAAGAAGATTATCCGCGCCGCTGGACCCATGGAAAAGCGCCTTCCCATCAACGATCCGAAGGTCGCACAACGTCCCCGCGATATGGTGAACCGTGGATTCCTTGAACCGAAAGACTTTACTACCCCTCGATAATGGCGAACCTCATTCTCTTCATCTCTCCGGCGAAGCTCAAGAAAGAGACCGCCCTTGGAGGCTCCGTAGACGACGAAATCTTACAGCCGTACATCCGTCTGGCTCAGGAGATGCACATCCTCCCCGTCTTAGGGCAAAGCCTCTACGACGACCTCAGAACCAAGGTAGGAGCCGGGACCATTACAGGAGCGGATGAGACCTTAATGGATGACTATATCGCCCCGGCTTTGGTGCAGCTCGCATTTTCTGAGGCTCTCCCGTTTATCCGCGTCCGCATTGTAAATGGTGGGGTGACCATCATGGACTCCGAGCAATCCACGGCCGCCACATACGGCGATATGAAGCCGCTCATGAACCGCTCCAAGGACTTGGGCCTCTTCCACATCGAGCGGTTGATGGACTACCTCGACAACAACGGGAATACGTTTACCGCATTGGACGCGGAGACCTCCGGCGAGCTCTGCCGGACGCGAAGGAACTACACGCAGGGGCTCAACGTATACCCCAACTACAGGGACGATAAACTCGTGGAGCGCATTTTGCGCGATTACGGCATTCGCTATTGATGACACACGAAGAGAAACTGGCCCAGTATATCCAACAACGAGATGGCAAACAGCAAGATATCCGACCTTACCGAATTGACTTCCGTCGCGAACGACGACGTCCTGGTTATCGTCGACGACTCGGCAACCGAGACAAAGAAGATTTCCTTCGCTAACCTGTCCGCAGGTATCAGCGTAGGCAACGCCACGGCGTTACAATTCACGGCCCTCAACTCTACCGGCTCGACGATTACGAAGGGTTCGGCGGTGTATGTCTCCGGGCATACCTCAGAGACGCAGGTCGCCCCCGCCGATAATACCTCGGCGTCCACGATGCCCTCCTTTGGTATCGCCACCGACGACATCTTGGACGGGACGACGGGGATCATCGTCATCTCCGGAGAGATTAGCGGGATTAACACCTCGGCCTTTACCATTGGCGACGAGCTCTTCGTGGGTACTGCGGGAGCCCTGACAGCGACCAAGCCCACCGGGACGGCACTCATCCAAAAGGTGGCCAAGGTGACCAAGGCCGCCGCAAGCGGGGAGATTCTGGTAACGGGCGCGGGCAGGGTCAACGACCTCCCCAACCTCCCGGAGGATTTTATTTGGTACGGCGATAGTAACGGCGTCCCCGATGGGAAGGAACTCATCGGAGGCACGAACGTCACCATCACCACGGCGGCGGATTCAGTCACCATCGATGCAGCCGGAGGCGGGGCCAGTACGTTGCTCGACCTGACCGACGTAAGTATCACCACCTACGACGCGAATGACGTCCTTGTGGTCAATGGCGGCGGTACGGCTGTCACCCAATCCGACAACCTCAAAGTTTCGGTGACGGGTAGCGAGGTCGACTTCAAGTCTTTGCGTACTACCATGACCACGGCAGGAGAAGCCGAGGGGACAATTGTAAAGTTCGGAACTACGACGGGCATGACTGCGGGCGATGTGTACGCTTGGAACGGCACGAACTGGGTCCAGGTCGATGGCGATGCGGCGGCTACCACTCAAGGTCTCTTGGGTATGGCATTGGGCGCGGCCTCGGCTGACGGGATGTTGGTCCATGGCGTGGGCTACTTGTCACACGATCCCGGCGCGGCTGGGGACATCCTTTACGTGGATACTGCGGTGGCCGGATATTTGAGCTCTACCCAACCCAGCACGACGGGACAATTCGTGCGGGTGGCGGGGTATTGCCTCGCCGATAATAAGGTGTTCTTCTCACCCTCTCAAGACTTTATCGAAGTTGGCTGATATAGGAAAAATCAACGCGGTGGCTTTGGCCAATATCGCAAAGGTGGACGCGGTAGCGGCTGCCGCCATTGCCAAGATTAACGGCCTCGTATTTACTGCGGCTGCTCCTGGGGCTTTCCTTTTGGATACCTACACGGGCGCGGCTGCGGGATACTCGGTCAGGCGGTTGGCTACTTCTGCCACGGTCTTGTTGCGCGTCCGTAGAGAAACCGCAGGAGGCACAGGAGACGACGACGAAGCGGACGTGGCGTATGACTCCAACAACATCCTTTCGTTGGATTCTGCTATCTCTAACGCAAGCGCGGGGGTAACGGCTACGACCTTGGGGCAATTCCTGAACGTGGGGACGGTAGGCGGGACGACGTACACCAATCCCGATTCTTTGACGGTCACGGCTTCGTGTTACGTGGATACTTGGTACAACCAAGCGGGATCAAACGACGCGGAACAAACCGCATTCGGCAGCCAACCCCAAATCCATAACGGCACAGTAAACACCGACTTGATTACCGAGAACGGGAAGCCTGCCGTGGACTTTAATATAGATGTTTTACAGGCCGTAAGTATATTCAGTCAAAGCAGCGCTGTCCTGAGCTTCTTTATTGTTTTTAAAGAGGATGATACAAACGCAAATAACAGGGCTGTTGTATTGAGTGGTGATGTTGAACAACTGACAGAGGTGTTTGCGTCGCAAAACTTTGCCTTTGGAAATACGCAGAATAGTGGACACAGACGCCCTGAAAATGAAAACGCGGCGGTAGGCACAGCAAACAACAACCAGAACTTGTTTGCTTACTGGAAAAACGGTACTAATAACCAAAATTTGAGTGTCAACGCTGGCACAGCAGGCTCAAACACAAACAGCGTGACTACGACTACGCTTACCGACATCTACTTAGGTGCTGCAGCAAGCAATTTGGGAAATCCACTTAATGGTCGAATACAAGAGTTTGTTTTGTGGTTTAGTGACCAAGACACGGCGGGCAACCGCACCGGCATCGAGGAGAACATCAACTCCGAGTACCTCATCTACCAACCCACCGACACCCCGACCTCTGGACTCCTTGCCACATACACAGGAGCCGCTGCCGCCTACTCAGTGAGGCAATTGGCGAATACGGCGGTCATCGCGTTGAGGGTTCGGAGGGATTCCGACGACGAGGAGACAAACATCGGCTTTGACGCTAACGGCGACCTCGACTCTCAAGCCATCTCGGACTTCTGTTCTACCGCAAACGGCTACGTAACGCGTTGGTGGGACCAGTCAACGAATGGCAACCACGCGGATCAAGCCACCGACGCAAGTCAGCCGCAGATTTACAACGGTACGGCGGTGATTACCGAGAACGGTAAGCCCGCGTTAGAATTCGATGGGTCAAACGATTTGATGGATTCGCCCACGATGACAGTAACAGACGGGGAATTTATGCAGACCGCTGTATATGCGAACAATACAAACGTGGCGAACAGTGCTGTTGCAACGCTTGATACCTCACCTGTGCGCGTGGCCCAGACCATACAATTTCCAAACACCACGACTGTTCGGCTTCTTACCTTTAATAGTTCAGGAGGCATTGACGCTATTATTTCCGCTTCAACGACCAGCGCAGGAACGCAAACACTTGCCACATCGCACGTTCTAAACGGTCAAGGCGAAGTTTTTGTAAATGGTGTCGGCGCCTTGACAGGAACTGTGAACGTTAGGACAGACCAAACGACAATCAGGTTAGGAAATAATTTAAGTGGCAATGGTCCACTAGATGGACGGGTACAAGAAGTGATTCATTGGCCTAGTGAGCAAACCAACCGTACCGCCATCGAAAGCAACATAGACACATACTTCAGCATTACATAATGGCTACCGTATACCTACCCGTCCAGCCCATCGAAGGCATGGACTCCGCACAACGCGCCGAAGCCCTCGACGCAGAGACATGGCGACTACGCCGCCCGCTCTCCCTTCAGTCACCGCAAGACGT